TAGCCCACAGCCACATCAAGTCATGCTGTGCGTTGTGCATAACTAACAGTGTAGCTCTATCTAGTACAGCTTGTAGCTGTCGTGACCTGTCACCTGATATGTCTTGGTACTCAACGTGATCAAACGTCATGATGTACTTCTCATCAGGGTTGTCTAAGTTCTGTACCCCTACCTGTGTTAATGTATTAGTAGGTTCAAAGGGATCTAGATGTGTCTTACCTCCTCGTTTAGTTACTGTGTTCTCTACGTCTAGTACCAGTCTCATTATTAGAATAACTCCTTTTGTATAGGGGGATCTAAAAGATAACCATCCCATCCCCATTGTGATTTTAAATACTTTATAACTTCTTTAAAGTCTTCATCTGGATATGAACTCCTACCTAAGTTGGCAAGCCTTGAACATATAACAACAGAACCTTTTGTGTAGTCCGTTTCTAATCTATCTACACTCATAGATAAAGGATGAAAGGATTCCATTATCCATGCAGGATTTAACTCAACATCAAACCAATGGCACTTACATTTTTGTACATCATAAAACATATGCATCAAGTACTCTGCTGTAAGATTAACTTCCTTTGTGTTTACCCTACCGTAATCAAGTGAACTATCTACACGAGTAGGTGAAGGTCTCGTTGCATTTGTAATAACATTTTTAAGAAGCTTCTTGAAGGGTTCTATCCTATCCATTATTAGTATCCTTTTATGCTGAGTATCTAGCTGTGTCACCATCTAACTCAACTGTTACTCTACCGTGCCACCCACCTTGTAACTTATTCTTAGAAACAATCAAGTGTCTCTCAGGATCTTTCTCTCCACTGTCGAAGTCATCCCTGTTCTTACTGATGAGTATCATTAGGTCTGTCTCTGCCGCCTTGCCTGTCTTACTACCCTCAAGCATTGACTGGTCTACGTTGACTACATTCTGTGCTGACGCTGATAGCTGAGACATATAGAAGATAGCACAGCCGTACTGTTTAGCTATGTTACGTGCATAGATTGCCGCATCCTTTAAGTACACATCAGACTTGTCACTAGTACGTTGGGCAAACTTATCACCCATGTCTAGTACAACTATGTCTGGCTTGTACCCTTTGATGACAGCCTCGACCCACTCCATAGTCTTACCTGTTGTGTCCTTCAAGACTAACTGTTGGAGTACAGGGTTGTACTTCTGTGCCGCCTTCAATGGGTTAGCTACTATCTGTTTGCTTGTCATACCTGTTGCCGCATTCATGTATCGCTCACCTACCCTGTCGTATGATTCCTCATTGACTAGCACCATACACTTAGCACCTTGATTAGCGAACCCATTCTCTGAGGCTATGAGTGAGGCGTGGAAGGATGTCTTACCTGTATTAGGTCTAGCACCTACCATGATCAAGTGACCACCACTCACGCCCTCTATCCTACGAGCAAGGCTAGGGATATTAAACTTCCACTGTGCTTGTGTCTTACCTAGCTTCAGTAGTGTATCCATACTTATGTCATCCCAGTCTACCTTTAAGTTAGGCATGAAGTCATCTTGATAGCTAGAGATTATGTTACGTAACGCTTCCATGCTGTGCAACTTACCGTTGACGTAATCAATACCTATGTTAGCTACCTCTTCACCTACTACCCTCTGGAATAACTTGGACAACACATCGGAAGCTACGTCCTTACTTAAGGCTGTCTCTCTGTCTATCTTCTTGAACAGATCTCTGAAGACTTCCTTGTTAGCTGTAGTAAGTGTGCCGTTGTTAGCGAAGAACAAAGCCTCAAGTGTAGCTGGTGTAACTGATTGCTCATACTTTTCCATAGCGTACTCTAGTGTCTGCTTTATCTTACGTAAATCTTTAGTGAATAACTTATCAGGAAACCTTATACCTTTATGGTCGTCATAGAAATCCTTATCCATCATCGTTCTTAGTAGTGCCAGTTCGTGCATCATGTTGTGTACTCCTTCAATTTTATTAAGTCCTCTTCTGTTTTATATTTTATGTCGTCTTGTAGCATCATTGCCATAGTGTCAATCCCTGTCCACGATTGTATTTCTTTTCGGTACTCAATACTTTTGTGAGTAGCATCAGGGTCTAGTGCAACTATAATTTTAGTGTAGTCCTGTAAGTATTCCATATGTGCGTGATTAATATTTGTACCTAGGATAGCTATGCCTGTGACATTTGGACACACCTTAGATACAATGATAGCACTGATTACATCCTCTACTATTACAGCTACGCCATTAGGCTTACCCATACACCTACTAAATACAGTAGCGTTACCCGTATATCTGAGCCACTTAGGTACAGAGCCACTGAGTGACCTACCTATAGCATCTATAACCTTATGCTTATCTCGTATAAGAAACACAACACGCTCATCTTTAACGTCATACATTACATCTAAGTACTCATTCTCTAAGCCCCACCTAGATACAAATCTATGGTAGTTAGTCTGAGAAGGCTCAGGGTATGTGATGTACTCAGGTACATTGAATGTCGGTATCAACACAGGTTTAGTCTCTTTTAGATTGGATAGCCTAGCCGCTATCTCTTCAGTGGTTAAGTTGATGGGTACAAATCCCGGCTTAAGTGAGCAACTTAATTTGTAACAGTTGTACAACACAGCACTATCAATTTTTGTAGCAGTAAAAGAATTACTACCATTACAGATAGGACAATCTGACCTGACCCCTACACCATCGTGTAAGTCTAAGTCTTCTATGTACTCCTTAATGTTTATCGTCATTATTAAATCTCCTTTCTAGTGCGTTACTCGCACCACTAAATGTATTAACTAGGTAAGGTCGTACACTTGCTACTGATTGATGACCAGATACCTGCATGATACTTACTAAGTCAACCCCTGCTTCAACCATCTCCGTTATAGCTGTACGTCTGAGGTCTCTTACTTGTAGTTCTTTAGGTAGATTAGCTTCTTCCTTTACCTCGTTGTTAAGCTTATGTATTTCATTGATGGTGTAGTTAGAGTACACATTATTCTTTGGTGTTGTACGAGGTGCTACATACTCTTGAAAGTTAAAGTCTTCCTTCTGTTGTATAAGCATCTTGAGTAGGTTGTCACCAATGGGTAGGTGTACTTCAGCACCTCTCTTACTTTGTTCTAAGTCCATTCGTTTGTTGTCGAAGTCAATGGACTCCCACTTAAGATTACGCATATCACCTACACGTTGTGCCCATTCGTAAGCCATATGAAAGATAAGCCCTATACTACGCCACTTAAAATCAGAGTAGGCAGTATCTAAGAATAGTTTTACTTGATCTGATGTCCACTTAACCTTTCTTTGTTTAGGTTGAGACTTCTTAACTAAAGACATAGGGTTGTGTTGTATAGCCTCATACCTAATAGAATAGTTTAATACTATACTAACACACGTAGCTATATAGTTAGCTGATCGCAAGCCTGACGCTACCCAATAGTCATAAGCTATAGTTAAATGCTTATGCCTCAAGTCTTTTAATTTTACATTACCTAGTTGTTTATTGCCATCTACCTTTGTGTCGCAGGCTTTGTTTAAATTGTTTGTGTAATCTCTCTGTGTTTTTACTTGTAAAGAAGAAAAGGAAATGCCGTTGCTTTTGTAGAAATCACACGCTTGTTTAAAGGTAGACGAAGATCTAACTATATGTGTCACAGTATACCTACCCCCCATAGTATAAGAGCTAACCATATTACTATAACGAATACAGTTTGTATTATGTTTGCAATACGCTTGATGATGTCCATTACTTCACCACTGTTAGATGAGGTTTTCTCTTTGATAGTTCTCTATCTGCCTCATCTATAGCACCCATAATAGATCTGTATACTAGCTCAAGTAATTCTTTATGTAATGTAGTATACGTTTCTTCTAAGTAATCTTCAGGTCTATGTGGTGTTACATGAAAGTCTATTGTCTCTGTACCCATGTAAGTCTCATTCAAATACTCAGTAACTCTTTCAGCAAATTCTTCTGATCTAAATGTCATGAAGACAAACTCATCCGTGTCTTCTC